GGCCGCCGGCTTATTTACGCAACGCCGTTGTGATACCGAAGACGAAGATTTAAAAAAGCTATTTGATGATATTGACATATTATATGAATTAGCAAATTCAACCGTCTCTTTTAATTTGTTGAACCCAATTAATAATACACACCATAAAGGATTCTTTTATGTACACCCAGGTTTAATAATGGATATGTTAATAGAAAAATATCGTTACGTAACAGTTCGTAACAATTATTCAAATGACGTGTATACAGTAAACATTTATAAATTTTAAAACTATGATAAAAAGTATTAACCACCCATGGGGTATTTCAGACAAGATGCGTAAAAGATACGGCGATACTTGGGCTGATATTGATTTTATTTTTGCTGACAAAATTTCTGAGGAAGCTTTTAAAGAAGATCCAATGAATACGACAATTGGTTACTTGCAAATAGCGGGTGCTAGTATAAAAATGAAATACAAAGATTTAATTTCATATGACAAAGCAATCAGTGAATTAGCTACTAATTTTAGTCGAGCAGATCAAACATCGCAGTTTGATGTTACCGTTAAATCTTCTAACTTAAAGTTAAGACCAATTGAAATTATTAGATTATCCGAAACATTGCATGATTCGTTAACATCAACGATGCGCGGATATGAATTAGGTTTATATTTATAAAAAATAACAATATGGATACGTATACTTATTCTTTTAAATCAGATTTAAAACAAGAACCAATTGGTCGTGTGAAGGCAACGGGTTTGTACGAGGCACGAGAACAAATAGCTCAAATAAAACAATTGACGGTTAGTCAAATAGATGAGTTATTTGCAATTAAACAGGAGACCGACCATGCAAACAAAATTCAACGAACTAAAGATTTCTAAAGAAGAATACAACTTCTTTTTAACATTGTCAGCCCAAGAGCAATTAGATTATTTTTATGATTTATATGCAGCTAGTACTACGGCATTAATTGGAATTGATTTAGGAAAGTATTTTAAATCGCTACATGATGATTTAGAAGCAGACACCGAGTACTCGGAATTAGATTTAATCGAGTTACCAGCTAATTCTGATAGGGTCGATGTATTAATTGACGATGATACTTTAATGATAGAAACTAATAGTTTAAAGGCATTGCGTCATGTAGCTAGTAAATTTATGGAATCTGGATTTATTCTTCGACGAGATCGTAAAACTGAAAAAATGTTCTATAAAGATAAAATAACTCGGTATTTGCGTGTATTCAATATAATAGATCAAATAACAGGTATTTGTTTAAACTAACCAGCTAAAATGGCAAAAGCTCAATTATTACCAGAAACAATCGAAAAACAATTTAACAAGGCTCTCTTTAAACCTGGGGAGCCTGTTTGTATTACATGGTTAGGTTCAAAAAAATACGGTTATGTGCAAAATTATAAAAAAACTAATTGGGGTATTCAATACACCGTCGAATCAGAATCAAGAAGATACCCTTGTGGAATCCGAATCGATGAATGGTGCACCACTTACACAACAGGATGCATCTTATACAACATCACCCAAGAAATCGGAAGTCAGGAAATTGCAAAACGAATTACCATTGGTATTCAACCCAGAGGAAATGAAATTGTTCTTAAAGACACCGAAAGCCCAACAGTTAAAGTCACAGGCAATGATCCAAGTAGCAGAAACTGTGTTGCAACAACTAACAATACAAAACGCAAAGACACCACCAACCCAAACAGCGTGGAAAATGACGTACATGTTAGCAATACACGAGTGCAGCAACGTAATACTAAAAAACGACGCAATATTGAGCTCGATGATGCAGTACAGCGACAACGAGACTTTTTGAATGGCTTTGTGAAACGAGATTAATTTACTTATTTTTGTACTAGTCGTACTCCATCAAAAAATGTTGGATTTTTTACAATTGAACCATATGTTGGGGGAGTTACTGTAGAATCATAATATACTGCTTGTCCCCAATATTGTACATTAGTTGATAATTCAGGACTACCACCAACAGCAGCAACTAATTGATCTAATGTTACTTCTACTGTTTTTAACGGTATTTCAAATTTTTTCGAATCTACTTTAAAGCTAGCTAACGCATTTGTCGGCAACATATCTCCCGCGCTAGTCACGCCGTTTTGTTTTAAATATGCCGCATAAGCAGCACATTGGGCCACAATGTCTATTCCTAATAATTTTGATCCAATTGGCGATACTGCACTCCACATTTCCCATAAAAGCTGTCGCACTTGTTTATTTGTAAAATGCCCAATGCTGCTTAAAAATACTTCTGGCTGCATATTTAGGTTTGCTTGACTAGGAAATGGAGATATACCAGCAACCTCTTCACCAGACATCGCATAAAATGGATTGCCACCACCGGAATAATAATCCGATGGCTTGGTACCTGCTTCCCAGTTTTTAGCGTGACCAATACCAGAACCCACTACCCAGCCTCGATTTGCTCCAGCTCGAGCTTGAACTGTGGTATTACTTCCTTTAACGCCAAAGTTTGATGTTATATCCCATCTAACTCGTAATGCTGGAACATTAACATTATACAGTTCAACACCGCCACCAGACACACCTGAGGCTGCCTGAGATACCAACGTGGGCGCCATACTAAATGTTAACGTTACTTTAGGTGTTGGTGTATCAATAGGCATAACAAATTTTTCTTGACCTTTTACTTTAGCAATAATTTGAAACATTCTTTGTGGTTGTTCAATTTTAACTATTACATTAATCTTAGCTTTTATACCTCTAGATTCAATATATGCTTTTGCAGATTCTCCACGTTTTGTAGCTAAAATTTTGTTACCCCATTGTAGATCTGATTTTTGTTTTTCCGCTAATGCGGTTTTTATGTCACCTGATAACCCGTAATTGTGATCAATGGTTTTTCTACCTGCGGCAGCTGCGCCTTTATCTATATTAGTACCAGCTGCAGATGGCGTTGCTGTCGATATAATATCAATAGTCGTTTCGGGACTATTCAAATTAGCGCCCAATTGTTGTAACTTGGCTAAAACTGTATCAATAGCGGCTTTCATTGCAGTTGGGTTTGGTGAACCTTGATCGATTGTTACAAAATTATTAAAGAATGGTACCGTAACCTCCTTTTGTTCAGGTTCAATCGTACGATACCCAAATGTTTTAACTAACTTTACTAATCCAGAAGTTTGTTGTTCCCAAGTTCTAAACATTTTATAAGTCTCTCCTTGATCTTTTAAAGCTTGAATTAAAGATGCTTGATCTTGTTCTGTTAAAAATTTACGTAGCTGCGTTATATCTAAATTTTTTACTCCAAATCTAAGTAAATTTTCAGCTAAAATTTTTTCGAAATTCATTTTTATATCCTATTAAATTTATTATAAATATAAGAAAAGAAAATATTAATATGTTTTCGAATAGGTTGGATATATGAAATATTTTTCTTATATTTATAATATAAAATAATCAATTAAATATTTAACAAATGAAATTAACAATTGTATTTTTAGTTTTTACAAGTTATAACTTGTTCTCACAAGTAATTTTAACAACGGCTCCTAAATATTATAACTATCAAAATGAATCCGTTGCACGCCATTGGAATAGTGTTGTAAATTATGATATTAAAAATACAAAAACATATAATGGTTGCACTGAAAATACTCAATTCAAAACATTTGATAGTCTTTCGAGAGTTACATTAGAAAGATTTATTCTAGATAGATTTAATCATTACCGTAAATTAAGAGGTGCTACACCTTTAGTTTGGGATGAAGATTTACGTGCATTATGTTATCAACATGTTACATATCAGCGATTAGCTGGTATACAAACTCATTTTCAAAATGAAAAAAATGTACCTAATTTTGAAGAATTAGGTTTTGGAACCCGGCATCGTAAATTGTGTACCGATTCACCTAAATTTAAAAATTCAAGTGAAGGATTAATTACCCAAGCTTTCCAAATTAAAGGTAACTCAAACCCAGATTTAATATATCCAACATATAAAATGATTGTTGATAAATTTTTTACTTTAGGTAAAGGGTATAATACGTGTGAACTACATTGGAATGATATTATGGATGCACAATGGGATAGTGTGTTTATTTATTATGATTTTAACTTTGTTGATGCAAATCCAACCGATTGGGCATTTAGCAATGTTACAATTGTATTTGCATCATATGAAAAATAATTAAAGCTGTCCGCGACCCGTATAATTTCCGTTTGAATACATATCAATATTTGTTAATACTCCATTGTTATCAAATTTATAAAAGCTTCCAGTATACAATTTGTTATTTTTTATTTCGCCTTGCCAAGCCATATCGTTAGTACGAGTTGCATCAGTATCGCTTACTAGTTTTGTGTAATCTTTGTTCCAAAACAATTTAAAGTTGCCATTTGCAAATTGCGATGGAATGCTTATTGTAGAATTAGTAGGAACTTGGCAGTTAATAGTTAATTGCCAAACTGTTGGGCCCAATGGTGCAAATATTTCAATAAAATACTCCATACCCGGTATATTTCCTAAATCTACTTCGATTGCAGACGATGCCGGGTTTATTGTTCCCGTATATCCATTTTGTGATTTGCTATTAAGTTGTAACAATAAGTTGCTAAAATCAACTTGCGCTGATATAGGATCAACGGATACATATCCGGTATCTTTTATTATTTTAGTTGTTTTTGTTTTAGTATTATATTGTGTAATTACAAATCGATCTGGTATATATGCTGGATCAAAATTCACAGAAACAATTCCTGTTTTAGTCTCTAATTTAGTTCGATATGCAATTGGATTTCCAGCTGAACCATTTGCTTGTATTGTGCTATTACATTTTGCAATTGATATTTTTGTATCTGTATAATCGGGTACGACATATTTTTGTGCAGATAAATCAAATATTTCAGCTTTACCTGATTTTGTATTGTTTATAGTAGTTTTAGCACTATTAATATTATATGTTAATATTGGAACAGATGATTTCACATATTTCCGAGTACCATTGCCATTGCCAGATTTTGTAATTTTAACTTCTGCTGGTAATTTAACAAATTTCTTAATGATATATTCGATACCTTCTGCACGGCGGTCGGCTAATGTTTGATTGGTTACTGATGCTCCATTTGAATAAGAATAATCAACTTGTAATTGATTCCAATCGCCAGAATTACCACCTGGTATCAAATTGGTTGCTTTTGTAGACGAAGCAGCTTCTGCTGTAATTGGAATAGTGCCAGTTGTTAATTTTTTTGATTTAACTGCTGCATTTAATGTATTGATAAAATTTTGTAAACTAGGAGTTAATTGAGTTATACTAGTAATTTTATCAAATGATGTTATTGCAGGTTGTTTTGCTTTAATTGGTAACACTATATTATCAGGAAAACTATCTTGAAACTCATATGTAGTTACTGCTGATGTCTCTCCGGCTTCAATTAATCGTTTTCCGATATTGGATTCTAATATAAGTTGTTTTAATTGTATCACATTTATAAATATCAACATTTTGATTTTTGAAATAAATTTCATATAATATAAAAAAATCCTATGATTAGATTTGGCTATGCATGTAATAACATGTTTTTAGGCGAGCAAGGTATTCGTACCGGCCGCACAATGATTGACCGTAAATTTCAAATTGGCGGTTTGCAGTTAGCATCAGATATTGCACTTGCTAATGCCAAAGATTTACTAACTATCTTAAAGTGGAACGAACAAAATGGTATTCGACTGTTTCGTTTAGGTTCAGAATTGTTTCCTCGCTGGAATCACTATGAATTGCATGATTTACCTGGCATTGATGAAATTACCGAGTATCTTCGTGCCGCAGGTGATTTTACGAAATTGCATAACCATCGAATTACTACACATCCTGGTATGTTTCATATCCTAGGTAGTCCAGATGCCAAGATTGTTGACAATAGCATTGTTAGTTTAGAACGACATTCCGAATTGTTTGACCTTATGGGTTTCGAGCCTAGCTTTGAAAATAAGATTAATATTCATATTGGTTCTACTTATAATGATAAGCCTGGTACCATTGTTCGTTGGTTGCATAACTATGACCGATTATCAGACCGTTTACGAGCTCGCCTGGTTATTGAAAATGATGACAAAGCATCAATGTATTCGGTACGCGATCTATATGAAATGGTGCATACTCAGACCGGTATTCCGATTACCTTTGATTATTGGCACCATACTTTCAATACCGGCGATTTAACCGAGCAAGAAGCATTCTTTTTAGCTCGCGAGACGTGGGATAAACACGGAGTAACCCAATGTACCCACTATTCCGAGTCACGTCGTAGAGAGGCTCAAACCCTTATAGAACGAATGTTTGAACATCACGGTATTTCATTAGATACAATTGACAAATGGCCGACATTCCACAAACAATACAAAGAATTTACTAAGATAAAAGAACAAGCCCATGCTGATTTTATTTTAGCTACTCCGAATACATATGGTGTTGATTCTTTAGATATTATGGTTGAAGCAAAAGCAAAAGAGCAAGCATTGCTGCAAATTAAAGTTCAATGTTGTCAAGAAAATACACCACTAATTTTAGCAGATTAATATTTATATAAAAAGAAAGTTATATTATGGCACACTACCGTTACAAAGCAAAATTGACAGACGACATTGAAGATGCTCGCGAAATTATCCGTACAATCGGGTTAATGTTACAAGAAGGTAAAATTGACAAGGAATCAGCCCTTACTAATTTATCGACTGCAATTAAAAAATTAGATTCCGCAAAATACTATATTGACCGAGAATGAAAAAAAAATCAACACAGCCACCTAAAGGCTATAAAAAGTTACAATGTAAATATTGCACTAACATTTCAGAACGGGTTGATGAAAAAGCTACCGCAATTACTTGTTGGGAGTGCACATTGAAACTAGTTAATGGATATATATTGGAATTACGCAAGTAATTACTTATTATAAAAATAAAAAGTTATGTTAGAAGCAGAAAAAATAAAATCGAATTGGGAACGATATCGAGAATTAGTTAATACATTATTTCCTACCCGGAAAGATGCATTAAATCGAATGTATGATGAATTAGAAGAACGTATGGCGTTTATGCCAGCATCTTCCATGGAACATTTTCATAATGCATTTGCTGGCGGTTATGTAGACCACGTACTTCGAGTAATGGATTGTGCATTAACTTTGCATAATACATGGACAGTTTGCGGTGCTGATATGTCTGGCTATACTGAAGAAGAATTGTTGTTTGCTGCGATGCATCATGATTTAGGTAAAACAGGATTCCCAGGTGAAGGCAATGAAGTATATCAAATTGAAACTTCAGATTGGCATCGTAAAAATCAAGGTAAAATGTACAAATCAAATCCAAACATTCCGTTTACAATGGTTCCGGATTTATCGATTTGGTTGTTACAGGAATATGATGTTAAAATGTCTTGGACAGAATACCAGGCAATTAAAATTCATGATGGAATGTATGACGAAGCAAATAAACCGTATTTCGTTGCAAGATCCGCACAAGCTAAATTGAAAACAAATTTACCAATTATTTTGCATCACGCAGATCATATGGCATCAACTATTGAATTTGAGCGTTGGAGAAATAGTAAAAATACATCTCCGGCACCGATTGCTGAAAAAAGCAAAATTACTAAAAGTAATGGATTGCGTAATTTAGCTGAAAATAATCCAGATGTAGAAAAATCATTAACCGATATCTTTAAGGCCTTTAACTCATGACAATATTCTTATCAGTAATTAGCATTTTATTTCTTGGTGGATGCGTGTATTTTGCTTGGCGTGCTTATGTATTAGCCGGCCTATTAGCAGATAGTGAAGAATATCATGAATCAGTTGAACTAACAAATATTTATATGTATGACAAAATTTGTACAACATATATGAAAATGAAAGAACTTGACCGTATTGGCGCTTTTGAAAAAGACGACGAAGCTGGAACTACATTTTCTTTATTAAAAGAAGTAATAGACACACTTAAAACGGAATTCGATGGCGAAGAGAGCGAAGAAAACAAGTAATATATATTTTACTAAAATAACCGAATTAGCAATATTGGGTTATAATAAATCTATCGACAATCCAGTATTACGAGAAAAAATTTATCGTAGATTTATATATCCAGCTTTCATGAAAATGGCAGAAAATCTTATCAATAAGATGAAACCAGATTACATTGATTCTTCATTTGCTGATTTGCAAACCGACCTAGTTACATTTTTAACTGCCAGATTAGATAAGTTCAATCCAAATGCCGGCAAAGCATATTCATATTATACTAGAACTTCATTTAATTATTTAATTGGTGAAAATCAAAAAGGATACGCAAAACGCAAAGCAGATACCCAAATAATTGATGTTGATGAACAACGCAATATACTTACCGAAATACACAATACAGAAATGCGAGAAACATTGAAACAGTTTATGGACGTGTATATTGAGTATTGTTATGATAATTTGAATTCAATTTTTACAAATTCAACCGATATTCATGTAGCTGATTCAGTACTTCATATTTTTGAAACTCGGGATACAATTGAAGACTTCAATAAAAAAGCATTGTATATTTTTATACGAGAGCGTACCGGTTTGAATACATCGAATATTACCCGGGTTGTTAAAACATTAAAACAAATTTACGATGATAAATTTAAAGAGTATCAAGAAACTGATTTTATAAACTTACCGTTTTGATATTTATATTTATATAAATGTTATTATGGATAAAAACGAAGAATTATTTAAAGGCACATCTTTTGCAGACTTAATGTCTGATGTATATCATAACAGTAAAAAGAAAGACCGACAAATTACACAACTAATTGCTCAATTGCAGCCATTAATTAAAAATGCGTCGGATGCCACAATCATTGTACCATTAATTAAAGAATACCTAGATGTTGCAGTTAAGAATGACGACCACCTCGTAAAATTAACTGCAATTGTCCAACGTTACATTTCAACCCAACAAACTATTGCCGGAGCTGATTCATTGCTAAGTGATGAAGAAAAACAACAATTACTCAAAATAGCAGAATCTACTTTGGAAACTGAACTAACCGATGAAATTGAAGATTTAAGGCAATTGGATCAACAAGAATTAGTTTTAAAAACTAAAATTGATAAAGCAAAACAAAAAATAACGGGGTCAAATGAATAATAATTATGATACTCAAATATCATTTTTTATTGCCGAAGTACTCGATATACCTAATATCGAAACTTATACATTAAAAACACAACGTAATAGCGTCGATAATTTGCATCACGTATATGAAATTGCATGCAAAATAATTTCACCAGATCCATATTCTCCTACAATTTATAATATTAAACCAGCAGATATAAATTTTAAAAAAATTCCATTAGTTGGTGAACAAGTTTTAATATTTCAAGGTTACCGAGAAGACTCAAACATTGATCAATTAAATACACAACAATGGTATTATTTAACTACACTGTCAGTACTGTCTAATATCAATATTAATGCTATAACTGGTTTAAGTAGATCTGGTAAAGTAGATTCTAAACCAGGTACGTCGTTTATTGAAAAAGATGTATCTACATTGCAGGCATATGAAGGCGACTTACTTGTAGAGGGGCGGTTTGGCAATAGTATTCGATTCGGTAGCTCATTTGATATATCCAAAGCAAAGGTAGACGTTAAACCGAATTATTTAGGTGCTAACGGGGCTCCTATTATAATATTGTCCAACCGTTCACATACAACTACAGATTTAGTTACTGAGAATATTGAAACTGATATTGCGTCATTATATATAACTAGCACACAAAATTTTAATACACTGACAACATCAAACCCGGTTGCGTCAACTACTGCAGTTTCAAAATTTAATAAATCACAGTTAATAGGTGTAGCAGATCGCATAGTATTAAAAGCAAAAACTGAATCAGTAATTGTAGATGCAAAAGAGATTATAGAATTAAATGCACCTACCGTGTATATAGGATCGTCTGATAAAACCGATAAAGAACCTTTATTACATTCAACAGCTGTTGTTAGTTTGTTACAAAAAATAGTATCAGTGCTTAAAATTGGTTTTGCAGATTCTAGTGGTGCAATTTGTACTGAACTATATTCTATTCCAGAATCAGATTATGCCAAGTTATTTAAAGAATTAACTAATGACAATATTTTAGTTGATAAATATAAAAAGAATACGGTTAATCGATAATGGCACTAGGAACAACAATACCATCCCAATTAATTAAAAAGTTAATACCTGTATTAATGAAACAAGTAGATACGCTATCTGCAGAAGCAGAACGATTTGTTAATCAAGTTTCACAAATACCGTTAACGACTGATTGCGATGATCCTAGGATTCGCGAGGCAAAAGCTACGTTACAAAAAATTTATGATTTAATTAATGTTATTACAACCGGATTAAATTCAATCAATCAAATTACACCGGTAATTCGTACTATTGCATCAGTATCCACTATACTAGCTACGGTACAATTGGCAATACCATCCGTTCCAGGAGTACCATCTGGGCCAATTGCAAAATTAATAACAACATTTGATAATATAGGTAAAAATTCTAAATCAGCAGTATCGTCTTTACAAGGTATGGTTTCTGCAGTTAATATTACGTTTTCTAGAATTAATCAGCTATTAGCTAAAGTTATTGCAAGATTATCATCAATTTGTAATTCAGAAACATTTAATGTATCAGCTGATGTAAGTGATGCGTTATTTGATTTAGATACAGATAACTCTGCAAATATACCAACAAAATTTTACACGGAACTAAATGTATCAGACAGTGATATTACGCAAAGACTATTAATTATTGAAGAATTAGCATCACAGCAATTAAATATATTATCAAATCTTAAAGAAGCTCCATCCAGAATTATATCAGGTACCGCGGTACCAACCACAATTATTGGCGATATAAACGATTATTATATCAATATTGATACATCAACAATTTATGGACCAAAAACAGATACCGGGTGGGGTAGTGGTGTAAAAATCTAATTAGATTTGCATTTATCCATATTTATTAATAAAGTTATCATATGGATTCTAAAACATTAATAAAAGCCCTTAAAATAGCCGTACGAGATGTTATAAAAGAAGAATTAACAGAAATTCTGCGAGACGGATTACAATCTACCATTAACGAAATGAAATCTACACCGCATAATGAACCACGCCGTACAAAAGTAGAGGTTCCTACTGTTACACGTAAAATGCCAGTACAAAAAAATAATATACAGTTTAAAGAAACTAAATGGGCTGATATACTAAACGAAACTAATGCATTAGTAGAATCATCACCAGGTGCTACTAGTTTAAATGAATTATTAACTGAAAATTATAGTGATTTACATTTTACATCAAAAGATGCCCGCGGGTTTGGTATGATGCGAGATAGTGTAGCAGCAGCACCAACGGTAATCGAAGATCCGGAATCTGGTAAGGTATTGCAAGTTGATCCAGTAGTTGCAAAAGCAATGACACGTGACTATTCCGAGTTAATGAAGGCAATTGCTAAGAAAAAAGGTAACTAATGTCATATGTAATAATACCAGATAATCCAGATCAAGTTGATACACAATCACCATTAGGTATTTCATTGCTGTATACACAACCAGGTACATTTCAAACAGTTATGTCTCGAGAACGACAAGCTAGCGAAAATTTTAAAAATTTATTATTAACATATCCAGGTGAACGTACCGGTGACTGGATAAATTTTGGGTGTAATTTAAAAGAAATTATTTTTGAACCAAATATCAATGAAATTAAAGAAGATATTAATGATTTAATTGTATCTGCTACATCATTTTGGTTACCATATATTAATATTGAAAATATTGTTATTACAACTAATGAAGACGATCCAAAGTTAGGTTATTTAGTTACAATTGCTATAACGTTTACAGTATCTGGATTGCGCGCACCAACAATAACACTAAATACATCAAACACCGGTAATATTACAATTGGATAACTCTATGGAAACAAAAAAAGATATATCATATATAGGAAAAGATTTTAGTCAGTTTAAACAAAATTTAATTGATTTTACAAAACAATACTTTCCAACTACATACACTGATTTTTCAGACGCATCACCAGGTATGCTATTTATAGAATTGGCATCCTACGTAGGTGACGTTTTAAGTTTTTATGCAGATTCAAATTTGCGTGAATCATTTTTAAATCAAGCAGTTGAACAAGGTAATATATACGATTTAGCAAAGTCTCTAGGATATAAACCAAAAACTAGTACGCC